TAATAGAAATGATACGGGTACTATTAACTCATCAATTGTTAGTAGACAAGTAGAATAAAGCACTACTATAAAAGAGCCGAATACAAGTATAAAGCCGATTTTAGTAGGTGCTATACGCTTTGGAAGGAGTGTAATTTGTCGGACAATGATTTAAGAAAAATTAAAGAAACTTGTCCAATTTGGAAACCTTTTATAGATAACTGGTATAAACTTGTACGATTGTATGAGACAAATGGGAGAATGTATGAATATATCTCTGAACTTGTCGAGCAAGGGCGATCAAATGCTGGATGGATTAGAACCAGTCCAAACAGATGGAAGATGCCGTCTTAATATTGGCGGTAATGGACTAGTGTATGAAGCGTTGCATATTTGAATAATAACTAAAACTTAATAAAATGAGCAAAGATTGGATTGACAGACTAAAGAAAATAGAAGTACCAAGCAATGATTTATTACACGGTGTTAGGCGTAGTGCTTACTACCAATTGTATATAAATGAACAATGGGAAGCAGATTACGACACCTACGAAGAAGCTGAAACGATTGCATACGGTAGGGCATTTGAAGGAACTATAAATATAGAAAGGCGTAAATATTAGATCGCATTACGCATAACGGTGGCCGTATGGTGGCGTACCGGATTTTGAAAAACTAAAATATCAAGTTACAATGAACGACAATAAAAGTACTGAACTTTCGCAACCTACCGAACCCGGTATGCACTATACGGCGTGTTGTACGCTGGCGGATTGTTCCCACGAAACTAACCACGAAGAACAAAAAATAAAAAATGCGAAGCGTGGGGAATTTTTAGACAAAATAATACTTTCAGATTGCTTAACCGGATTGAAACAATTACCTGATGAAAGTATTGATTGCTGTATTTCTTCACCGCCTTATTGGGGATTACGTGATTATGGATTTACTGAACAATTGGGCCAAGAAAATGACTTTTTAGACTTCATTTCAAAACTGAATGATATTTATTTGGAAGTACAAAGAGTTTTAAAACCTACTGGAACGTGCTTTGTAAACTTGGGTGATACTTTTGCTGGAAGTGGAAGCGGTACAACCAAAAACGCTGATACGAGCAAATATATTGAAAACTCAAAACAAGTATATGTATTACCTAATGGAACTGCAAAAGCAAGTAAATTTAGAGGCACAGGATTAAATAAAAGCCTTTTAATGATACCTGAACGATTTGCAATTTCAATGATTGATAATGGTTGGATTTTAAGAAACCAAATTATTTGGCATAAACCAAACCAAATGCCAAGTAGCGCAACCGATAGATTTACTGTTGATTTTGAAAAGATTTTCTTTTTTGTGAAACAAAGCACAGGATATTATTTTGAGCAACAATTAGAACCATATACAAGCCCAATGAATAGGTGGGGTGGTGATAAATTAGAAGCAAATGGCAAAAGTAATTGGGATAATGGAACTGGACAAGCAACATACCGGAAAAGAAATATGCGACCAAATGAAGATGGTAAAAATATGAGAACAGTTTGGAGCATAAATACTGAACCATTTCCAGAAGCTCATTTTGCAACTTACCCAGAATTATTAGTAAGCAGAATGATAAAAGCTGGATGCCCTGAAAACGGAATAGTTTTAGACCCTTTTATGGGAGCAGGAACAACCGGATTAGTTGCAAAAAAGCTGAATAGACATTATACTGGATTTGAATTAAATGCTGAATATTTAAAAATAGCAAATAACAGAATTTACAATGAAATTGGACTTTTTCTTTAATGGGTTTAAAAAACCCAAAGCGGGCGGGGCATATTTTATTTTTCATCAAATTACCGATGAACTAAAATCGAAGCACGAAACCCGCTTGCGTACAACTACACGATAAACGCAAGTTTTGTTACACAATTACTGTAAGTAATAGATACAATGAGAGTTAACATTACAATTTCACAACGATGCGAAAAGGCTTATATTTATCTTAAAAAACATAAGGTAAATGCTGCTACATATTTAAAAACAGGTGGCGAAATGGCTGTAATAAACAAAGCAAATGAATTTTATCAAAAAGAGAAAAGAATAAAAAACGCACCTAATTGGTTTTATAATTAAAATATTGTAAATTTGCTAAATGAAAGTAACGGCTTTTGAAATAAACCATGAGTTAGTTGATGTTGATAATATTGATTTATTACAGCTCACTAACCGGGTTTATTTTGATTGGTTTTATTTTGAGATAATGTTTTGTAAGGCTACTTTAAATTAATGCTATGCTAAATGAATTATCTAAACATGATAAAAAGTGGCGAAAAATAGCATGTAAGATAACAAGAGGCAATAGAACATTAGCCGATGACATTGTAAACGAAATGTATCTAAGGCGGTACGATAACGACAGAGGGCAACCGGTTAATGAATATTACATAGTTCTGACAATGAAATCAATATATCTGAACTATAAAAAGACTAACAAGCTGGTATGTGTTGGCGACATAAGAATAAACGAAATAGAAAATGAAACTTACGAATGTAACGATGAAGAAAACGAACTCATTGAAAGGTTTAACCAGTTACCTTTTAATGAAAAGGAACTGCTTGAGCTAAGCTATGACCATTCATTAAACGATATTAGAGATATTTACAATATAGATAGATATTATATATATAGAACAGTAAAGAAAGCAAGGGAAAAAATACTACAAGAAAGGATAAACGAATACTCAAATAAACGACTAAAATTTAAAAGAATGAAAAGCATAGGACTAGGCGACACGATTGAAAAAATTACAATGGCCATAGGCTTAAAAGGATTGATTGACAAAATGAATATTGATTGCGGCTGTGACGAACGAAAAGAATACCTTAATAGGATATTTGCTTATAAATTAACCCCAAGGTGTATGACAGATGAAGAACTTATAAGTTATGCAACTTTCTTTTATACCCGTAAATTCACAATTAACGGATCAAATGCTTACGGTAAAATGGAAAACGAAGATGTTAATTACATTGTAAACACCTTCAACGCTATATTTGGAACTAATAGACCCATCCCTGAATGTAGAAATTGCGGTGGCACTGCTAAAAGTTTAGTTGATATGGTTACTAAGTTGGATATTGTTTATGCTAATAACATACCGAAAGAAGAAGAGATTGAGAAACCAAAACAAAAAAGACCACGAATAAATAAATAAGATGGCGCGCCCTGAAGTATGGACTGAAGAAAAGAAACTGAATGCTATTGAATTAATATTCGATGAAATGGCAAACGGTAAAAGTATTCGCGCTATTTTAGATAATGCAGATAGGAAACTATTACCTTCAAATAAGACCTTTTTAGAGTGGTTAAATGAAGATGAAGCGTTAAGTAAGCAATACGCGCGCGCGATTGAAATACGAGCCGATTACCACTTTGAAGAGATAATAAAGATCGCGGATAATGTAGAGAATGATTTAATTAAATTAGAAGATGGCCGCGAAGTAGTAAACCATGCTTTAATAAATCGCGATAGGTTAAGAGTTGACGCGCGGAAATGGATTGTTTCAAAAATGAACCCTAAAAAATACGGTGAAAAAATAGAACAGAATGTAAACCTAAACACCGAGCAACCAATATTTAAAGGAATAGATTTGAATGTTAGAGAAAACAACAGCTCAACTTAAAATTGCAGCCTTAAACAAAAGAATAAGGATAGTACAGGGCGGAACAAGTTCTTCCAAGACATTCACTATAATACCCTTACTAATTCATTACGCAATTGAAACACCACAAGCGGAAATATCAATAGTAGCGGAATCAATTCCACATTTAAAGCGGGGTGCAATACGTGACTTTATAAAGATAATGCACTGGACTAACAACTTCAGGGATTCCCAATTCAATAAAACAGATTTAAAATATACCTTTTCAAATGGTTCTTATATCGAGTTCTTTTCAGCAGACCAACCCGACCGATTAAGAGGCGCAAGACGTGATGTGTTATTTATTAATGAGTGTAACAACATAGCATTTGAAGCCTACCAACAATTAGCCATAAGAACAAAGAACTTCATTTATCTGGATTATAACCCGACATCAGAATTTTGGGTACATACCGAATTAAAGAATGATCCGGATGCTGAAATGATAATCTTAACCTACAAAGACAATGAAGCGTTAAGCCAAACCATTGTTACCGAAATAGAGAAAGCCAGAGAGAAAGCCAAAACATCAAAGTACTGGGAAAATTGGTGGAATGTTTACGGGTTAGGTTTGATAGGTAGCTTACAGGGTGTTATTATTTCAGATTGGGAACAGATTGACAACGTACCAAACGAGGCTAAATATGTTGGTTCTGGTTTAGACTTTGGATATACAACCGACCCGACTACCTTAGTCGATGTTTACCAATATAACGGCCTTTATATCTTTGATGAAATAATATACGAAACACAACTACTGAATAAAGACATTGCCGACCGATGCAAAGACTTAATCAGGTTCGATAACGGAAAAGAATACAAAGTAAAGCGGTTTATTTATGCAGATAGTGCAGAGCCGAAAAGCATACGAGAAATAAACAACTTCGGCATTGCAATGATCGGAGCGGACAAGGGTGCTGATTCTATAAAGTTTGGGTTAAGCCTTTTACAATCTAGGCACTTACTTATTACAAATCGAAGCCTTAATTTAATCAAAGAGTTAAGAGGCTATGTTTGGGACACTGATAAGACAGGGGCGCAATTGAACAAACCTATCCAAGCCAATGACCACTTAATAGATGCCATGCGATATTGGGCAATGATGAGCATTGGTAGAAGTCAAAAAGTAGATTTACGCTAAAAATTAAAATAATTTATTTTTAATTGTTAAAATATTTAGCTATATTTACAATATTGTTCACGGCAACAGTAAAAATATTTAAGCATTGGGGAGTAGAGCCGTGAACTCGAAACCCGATGCTTTTTTAATTTATATTATTATGAAAGAGATTTGGAAAATAATCGAAGGTTATGAAAATTATCAAATTAGTAATTTAGGAAGAGTAAAATCATTAAAATTTAATAAAGAGAAAATATTAAAGCCAACAATAACGGTAGGTGGATATCTTCAATACGGATTAAAAAAAGACCTTAAAAACATATCCTTTAAAGCTCATATATTATTAGCAAAATATTTTATTCCAAACCCTGAAAACAAACCCTGCATTAATCATATTAACGGCATTAAAACAGACAATAGAATTGAAAATATTGAATGGTTTACTAATTCTGAAAATACAAAACACGACT